CGACTGCTGAAGGTCAGGTGTTCTAGGACGTGCCCGACTGAGTAAAACATGACCAAAAGCATCAACGAGTTGTCCACAACCCATCTGACAGCTTTGTTATCCTTGTCTACCTGTTCTTTCTTGCCATTGGCTTTTCTGTTGTTCAGCTTCTTGTCACACGTAATTCTCAACTCTTCAATCATTGCTAACACTTCAGGCTGTCCAAATTTTGAGAACTTTTTGCCGTCAAACTCCACCTCTCCAAAAATTTCATCAAAAGCGCGGTTCATCGCATCCGTGGTGAGGACTTCTTTGTGGAAGCACTCGTGCATCGCCCTGAATCTTTTGGCGGTTGGAGTGTTGTGCTTGTACTGATGCCTCTCCAATGCTGTCTTTGGTACTGCTTGAGTATTTTGTCCGGGCATTGGTGCAGTCTCGAACCTAGATTCAACTGCTGTGGCTGTGGTGTATTTGTCGCTGACATCATGTACTGTGTTGATTCTCAAAACTGGGCCCACGACTGTGGCAATGCCGCTGGCAGTGGCCATCTGTTCTGTTACGTCCGAACCATCTGGATTGCGTGGTGGTTTCATGTAAGGAGCTGGTTCAGCACCGGTCGCTAAAACGCGGGCATGTCTGCTCTGAAACAACCAATCTCCAAGTCTGGCACGAGTCGTGTTTGTGAGAAAACAAATGTTCTCCCAAGAACATCTGACCGCCACGGAAGTGGGGTATACTCCGTATTGGCCAATAAAGGCCCATACGTCTCTGAGCTTGTGTATTGGTCCGTAAGTCTTGTTCAATCCTGGTGGTGGTGCTGGCAATGTTGGATGTACGCCCGTAGGTAGGCCCGCAGGGGTGACCCATCTGACAGGGCGCCATGGTGTGGCATGACAATAGCTGTTTGTCGGAGTTATCCAAAAGAAAGATGACTTCTCCTCTAACATGCTCAGAGTGCCCATGTGGGCTTGCAAGAAATTGGACTTATATGTCCTGTTGCCGAATTGATCGACGTGATTCGCCATGGCAGCGTGCACGTCACGAACCTTGCCGGCC